AGATTTATTAATTCTACCATGTTTGTTTATGAAGCTTTATATTATTCCGCAGTAGCTCAGTGGTAGAGCTATCGGCTGTTAACCGATCGGTCGTAGGTTCGAATCCTACCTGCGGAGCCATTGCTTCCATAGCTCAGCAGGTAGAGCACTTCCATGGTAAGGAAGAGGTCAGCGGTTCGAGCCCGCTTGGAAGCTTATCTAAAATACGTTGATCTTATGCAGTTTCCGCGAAATATGGAACTGTTATTTTTTTTGCCTTTTTTTATTTGGGGACGGATTGGGGACATCTAGGCTAATTAGTCCCCGATTTTAAATGTTCACTGTAAAGCATGTTGCCAATTGCATCAGCAACTAATACATCGGCTTCGTTATTACTATGAGTGTATATGTTTAAAGTTGTTTGCACATTAGCATGGCCAAGTCTTTCAGAAACTGCTTTAATATTTAACCCAGGAACTTTACCAATTTGATTTATCAACATTGTTGCATGTGTATGCCTCATATCATGTAATCTTGCCGGCTTTATTTTATATCTTTTAGTAAACCGCTGCCACCATGTATTAGGTGAAGTTGGATATTGCGGTTTCCCATAATCACTTCCAAACAGTAATAATTTACTCGGATCTTTTTCATATCCAATCCACAATTCCCCTAACCTCATTCTATTTTTCCTTGTTTCCCTTAATAAAAGCGCAGCTTCATTCATCACTTCGGAAGGCAAAGCAATTGTGCGGAATGACTTGTTTTTAGGTTCTTTAAATGTGTATCCATGCTTCTTAGTGTATTGTAAAGATTCATCGATCCTAACCTGGTTTGTATCGAACAATAAATCAGATTCATCGATAGCAAGTAGTTCACCTCTGCGGAAGCCACCAGTGAATGCGAACTTGATAAATACTCTATTACGTAATGGTGCATATTGATCTAAGAGTTGGAATATATATTGGATTTCTTCTTCTGTGTATATTTCATACTCTCTATATTCCTGTTTTGGCCGCTTAACACTTAACGCGGGATTTTCCTTAATGATTTTCCAATCAGCCGCTTTTCCTAAGATATCTCTGATAATGCGATATCTTGCATGAATACTTGATGAAGAAATATTTTCATTTTGTTTTTTATACTCGTCCAAGAAATTCAAGATATGAATTGGTTGAATATCTTCTAAGTACATATCACCAAACCAGGGTTTAATCTCTTTCCCCATTATGTACTCATATGTTTCTATTGTTTTATCATCAAGATGATCCAATGCATATTTACTTTCCCAATCAGTTACAAACATATTGAATGTTCTCTTCTCTGGTTTGATATATGCGCCGGCCTCGATTTCAGCTTTGAATTTGTACCATTCTTCCTCTAAGTAAGCACGTAACTTTCTTTTTGATTTTAGTAAAGCTGGATCCTCAATCCTTATTGATTTTCTTTCTTTTTTTCGCTTCCCCTTGGTGCCTACCTCTACTATTAGACGGAAAGATTTTTCTCCTCTTTTTTCAATACTAGCATATGCCAATCTCTCCTTTTCCATGCTTTTCTGAGTTAAAAGAATCTGATACTTAGCGCTTAATAGTTTGCGCATGTACATATCTAATCTTATTTCCGCAAAAGGATGAGTAACCTGAAAAAGATCAGATATGAGGTTTATAGCTTCCCGCTTGGTTGCTGGTAATTTGATGTTTTTCAGCATAAAGCTAGGTACAGCAAAGTGATACATAAATGCATTTGCTTGATTCTCCTGTAATTCTCTAAAAAGTGGGGGTAATTTGTATTGAACACCCACATGATTTATGTGATGGCACAATTCATGAGAAAAGTCCTCCCATTGCTTCTTTTTCGATATCCGCGAATCAAGAATAATGCAAGCCATGCCCAACAACTTTACTGCTGCTGAAGATCGAGCCTTATAATGAACTATTATTTTTAACCTTTCAGCGATTAGTTCTAAGTCCCATATACCTGGATCGGTAATTCCAATACCAGTGTATATTGTCTTGATTCGATCTTCGAGAAGTGATAATTGATACAAGATGAAGCCTCCTACTAATATAACGCAAACTTATGTTCGGTTTTGTTTTCTAAAGAAAAGCCCTAAAATAGGGCTTGTTTTTAATGCTCTAAGTTAATTTTTAAGTCTAGCTTGTCACCTAAAGCCTTTATGTCCTCACTAAATGGAGCAGAGATTCTAAGACGAATTGAATCTAAATCTTTTATATCCTCTTCGTTATCAAAAACATAAATGATGGATCCACTATCATTTACTTTCCCTACGTACTCGTCAATAAGCTCGTCACTTTCCAACAAAGATGGCTCATCGATTTGTACCCCAGTGCTTGTTGCTAATTGTGCTAGACTTGGTCTGAAACTAACAACTTCATCAGATGTATTTTCTGATTCAATTTGAACATCAATAAAAGGTAGTTGTTCGTTGGCAACAGCGGCAATTACTTTTTTTACAGTAAATTGCATCGGGCCAGTTTTCACAGTGGTTTCTTTATTGCTGATGGCCATTACTTTAGCTGTACCACCATCAATTTCATAAACATCCCCAACTTTTTCAGGACCATTAACTGAGATGTCTTGGCTTTCTGGTGTGTTGGTATCAGTTGCATTGTTTGTGTCTTCAGAAGACGAAGAAGACTCTTCACTATTTTTGCAGGCTGCGAGCAATAACAGTGAAGTGATTAATAGTAAAGTCCCCAATTTTTTAAACAATTTTAGTTCCCCTTTTTACTCCAGTTAAGTTTTCTTTATCTTTCATTTAACTCAATGAATGTTTCTGATTGATCTTGCTGTGCAGCCAGTTGATGCAGCTGAGAAATTCTACTTTAATGTGGAGGTGAAGTAAGGTGAAAAAAGGTGAAGATCCGTATTTCACTCTGCAAGCAGTGCTGGATGATGCGTCTTCCGGTCGCGGAACTGAGCGTGTCACGCTGTATGATGTGAATTTTGACTCTGCGAAAATTGCAGGGCTTGACGTTGATTCTGAGGCATTAGAGGAAGAGGTACCGTTTACCAGGGTGGTCTATTTCTTTTTGTCTAAATACGTCAACAGTGCGAGGATAAACATCCCAAATCCAAGCATTAAAGTAAGTGCTTGAAATGTTGACATAGGCGTCACCCCCTTTCGTGGGGGATTTAGCCAGCAGACCACCTTTGAGTTAGCCGGACAAATGTACAGGAATAATTATACACTAGACAACCGTATAGCGGTTGTCTTTTTTTGTTGGCAAGAGTCAACTAAATCTAATATCCAAAGGAGCTAATAAACATGAGCGAAAAACAAAACGAAAAAACATACATTCTTTATGCCAGGACAAACAATCGAAGCGGAAGAAGTAGAAGTGCCTATTTCAAAGCGGTTTGTGGATAAGCAAGGAAAGGTGATTCCGTTTGTATTCAAAGCTATTACCACAGAACGTATTGACGAGCTGGAGAAAGAAAACACAACTTACAAAAATGTAAAAGGTCGCGGCCGCGTGAAAGAGTTGGACAGCCAACGCTTCTATGCTCGTATTGCCGTTGAAACAACTGTTTACCCGAACTTTAAGTCTAAAGAGCTGCGCGAAGCTTACAAAACAGAGGATCCGGTGGAAGTTGCAAAGCGTGTTCTGTCTGTCGGCGGTGAATATGCAAACTGGTTGAACAAAGCTATTGAGATCAATGGCTTTGAGGATGATCCCGAAGACCTTGAAGAAGCAGCAAAAAACTAATAGAAGGCGGGGATAAAGAGACCGTGTATCTTTATTACGCTATGCACGAGCTCAAATATTCCCCGTCAGAATTACAAGAACTATATGAGGCGCCGAGAGAGTTCAAGGCGCTCTTATATGGTTTGATCAGTTACAAGCTTGAGCTGTTAGAAAAGGAAGCGAAGAAGGGAGGTAATTAACTATGGCTAAACTAACAGCTACGTTTGATTTACAAGATAAGATCACCCGAAAGCTTCGAAAGATACAAGGGAATGCAGAGAGACTTCAGAGGGCCGCTAATGGCCCTCTTATTTTTGATGCTGAAGATCGAACAGAGCGGGTTATGAGACGAATTGACCGATCAGCAAGCCGCTTGACTGGCCGGGCTCGATCAATTGAAGTCGGTTTAGATGATCGGGTTTTCAAATGGTTTGCGTTCTATACGCCAACAAACGGAGGATCTTACTGAGGGTAGCCATGAGGTAACTGTTTCCGTTAATGATCAAGCTACACCGCGTTTTCACTTAATTCGTGGAGGCCTTTCAGATTTGAACCGTTCGCATGCTGAACCTACTGTTTCAGTTCGTGATCGTGCTTCAAGCCAATTAGATGAGATCCGGCGCCATGTGTCTGATGTAGACAGCGAACATGCTGAGCCTACTGTTTCTATTAAGGACAAGGCTTCAGCGGTTCTGGATGCAATTGAGGCAAAATTAGACGGTCTGAAAAACGCTACTGTCACCCTGGCAGTTGGTGGCGGACTGTCGGCTGGTGCAATTATGGGTAGCGGGAAAAGTGCTATGTCCCAAGATGCCTATGTTTCAGCGACTTCGAAAGTCAGCAAAAAAGACGCTGCTAGAATGACAGACCAGATCTATTATGACAACAAAGCGGGAGGATCCCGGGAAGAAGTCAGTTTATCTCTGAGAACCTTGTCACAACAGACAGGAGCATCTAAAAAAGCCCTCGCTGAATTGACTGAGTCATCTAGCAAGATCGCACAGCTCATGAATGCTGATCAGGCGGAAGTGGACCGGGCCTTCAGCTCGATGTATAACAACTTGAAAATGTCCGGGAAAGACAGCGGGGATTTAATTGCGTATGTGTACCGGAACGCCGGTGACCAGGCTGACGATTTGCTGGATACGATGAATGAATACAGTTCCACCTTTAAAGACATGAAACTCACAGGCGGCCAGATTGCTAACGCCATGATTAAAGGGACAAAGGGCGGGGCCAGGAACTTCGACAACCTCGCTGACAGTATGCGTGAATTTAACATTCGCCGTACTGAAATGTCTGATAGTCAAGTGGACGCGTTCAAATCGCTATTCGGTGCCAAAGAAACAGAGAAGATGTTCAAAGGATTTAAAGATGGTTCAATCAGTGGCCAAGAAAGCTTATTTAAGGTTGCTGATGCCTTATCGAAAGTCAAAGACAAGACTAAGCGGGCATCTATCGCCACGGAGCTAATAGGAACGCAATACGAGGACCTGAAGCAGCCAATTTTAGATATGGCTGAAGGCATTGGCACAAGTGCAAAAACAACAGGCGAACTGGAACGCAGCTTTTCTCAGCTTAGAGATAATAACCCGATGACACCGATTAATGACGCCATGCGGGATTTTGAAAGCATATCTAAGGATATGGGGACTTCACTGCTTACCGGTTTAGGCCCAGCCTTTGACAAGATCGACTCGTTCCTAAACAGCAAGGAAGGTCAAGAAAAACTCAAAGAGATCAAAAAGGATATTACTGATCTTGGCGAGGCCATAGGTGACAAGCTGAATGTGGCCATTGAGTGGACGGTGAATCATTGGGACGATTTAAAAACAGCCTTTAAAGTTGTGATTCCTTCTTTAATTGGATTGATTGCATATTTGAAAATCCTACGGCCGCTCTTAAAAGGAATTGGAACTGTCGGAAGTGATGCAGCAGGAGTAATTCGGAAGTTGATTCCCAACCGTACTCCCGGCGGTGACCCTAATACACGAAGCGGCAGACGAAATGGAAAGGCTGCTCGTGGTTCAGGGAGAAGGGGCGGAAGTTCCGGATCTGCTTCGAGTCCAACAAGTCTACCACGGAGCGGTAGCTTAACATGTTGTTGCTGTAGCGGTATCGGCGGAAGTGACCGCAGCCGTAAAGGAAGAGGGAAAAGTGCTTCAGGCCGGCGAGGGAATCCAACGAGGGTGAACCCTTCTAACAGATCTATTACTGTGTCATCTGAACAGCTAGAAAGAAGGCGATCAGGAAGAACCGCAGCTGATCCTGTTAGAGGCGTAGGTTCAAGAGCTTCAGTAAACACTACCAGATCAGAACTCCGTGCAGCAGGCCAAGCGACAGGCGGAGCCTCGAAGTTCGGGAAAGTTTTAAGTCCTTTGAAAAGTGTCGGTAAATTTGCGAAAGGTATCCCTCTTTTGGGAACTGCATTAGCGGCAACTGATTTGCTCGGAATGAACAAAGAAAATGCAGGTGAGAAAGTAGGTTCCTTTGCTGGGAATCTTGGCGGAGCTGCTGCAGGTGGAGCCGCGGGAGCTGCCATTGGTTCTGTTGTCCCTGTTGTCGGTACTGCGGTTGGCGGAGTTGTCGGTAGTATCGCTGGCGGTATCGGAGGTTCTGATTTAGGATCCTCTATCGGCAAATGGTTTGATGATGGCGGCGCATCAAAAGCATGGGATGGGATTGTTGACGGTGCGAAAAATGCTGTCGATTGGATCAGTGATACTTGGTCTGATTTCTCGGATTGGTTTATGGATAATGTCTGGACCCCTGTTAGTGATTGGGCCGGCGATAAGATTGATAAGATCACTGACAAATTCGAGGATGCTAAGAAATGGCTGACTGATACCTGGAATGACGTATCATCCTGGTTTGTGGATAACGTGTGGACACCTATTTATAACACAGCAGTTCCAATTATAAATTTAGTAGTAGGTGCCTTTCTATTTGCTTGGGATGGTATCCAAGCTCTCTGGAAGATTGTTTCGACTTGGTTCATGGATAATGTTTGGAATCCATTAGTTGACGGTGTCACTGATGCTGCTGATTGGATTTGGACAAAAATAAATGACGCTTGGACCTGGATCTCAGACACATGGTCCACTGTCTCCACATGGTTCATGGATAATGTGTGGACGCCGCTAAGTAATGCGGTGACGACTGCCGCCACGTGGGTATGGACAAAGCTTAATGAAGCATGGACTTTTATTTCAGAATTATGGTCTACAGTTTCAACTTGGTTCATGGAAAATGTTTGGACGCCAGTAAGTGATGCTGTCACTAATGCAGCAAACTGGATCTGGACAAAGCTTAACGAAGCATGGACGTGGATATCTGACAAGTGGAGTGCAGTTTCGTCATGGTTCAGTGAAAATGTTTGGAATCCAATTGTCTCAAAAGTGGAAGATGCCAAAAAATCCATATCTGAAAAATTTGAGTCAGCAAAAACTGCAGTGACAGACGCATGGAAAGGTGTTAAAACTTGGTTCACTAAAAATGTGGGTGATCCATTAGGTGAAATTGCTGACGGAATTAAGGAGAAGTTTGAAGATACCTTCTGGTGGGTCATTAAGCTAAAAGGATTAGCTGACGCTGGAGGGGAGCTCATAGGCAATATCATAGGGAGAGGTGAAGATGCAACAGGTCTTCATCAAAAAAAATCTGGTAAATCCTCATCGGGTAAAAATTCTAGCGGTGGCGGAGGAATTGGCCTTGGCAGTCTCAGCCATCAGCGCCAACAAGTATTTTTCCTAAACAAAAAAGCGTTCTCGAAACTGAAAGGAATGCGACGGGTGGCTATATTACGAAACCAACCATTTCGTGGATTGGTGAAGCGGGTAAAGAGTTTGTGATCCCTGTTGATAACAACAAGGGTCGCGGTAAAATGCTTCTTTCTCAGGCCGCTTCTAAACTAGGAATGAGCGTTGTTGATGACATGGCTTCTGCTTCATCAGCAGGTGGAGAAACAGCTGTTTCTCCTCTAGCTAGCGGAGCAACAGTTTCCGCTACAGTGTCTCCTGCCGTTGATACATCGAGCCTTAATGAACAAGCATCTACTTTCGGCCAACAGTTCACGCAGGGCTTTGATCAGGGTATTGAGGATAAAGTCGTTTCAATGGATGCGTGGAAACAGAAAAACGTTGGCCAGCCTATGAATAATTTGATCTCCTACTCTCCGAATTACGGAAAACAAGTTGTCAATGGCTATGCCAACGGCCAGAATAGTACAGCCACCGGCACAGATGGCTTCCTGCAGACGAAAGTCAAAACACCATTCCAGAACACCGTAAATAAATCCTCTTCATGGGGAACTGGAACGATCAAAGGGTTTGCTTCCGGTCAAAATAGTTCACAAACTGGCACTGATCAGTATGTAAATACTCATGTGAATAAGCCGTTTTTGAAGTCTAAAGAATCATCAAACGGCTGGGGAACCGGAATGATCGGGAATTTTGTTTCAGGTATGAATTCAAAGGGCAGTGAGGTCCATGAGGCAGCCAAGGAACTAGCAAAAAAAGTCGAGAAAGCTTTCCGTGAAGAGTTAGATATTCATTCACCTTCACGTGTCATGATGAGCTTGGGGCGTTTTGCCTCTGTTGGTGTTGTAAAAGGTCTGGATTCTGTCGATGTGAAAAAATATGCTGAAAAACAAGCTGGATCACTGGCAGCTGCTTATTCCGGAATGGGTGCAGTAGGCGGAAATGTGAAACAGTGGCTTATGGCTGCAATGATGGCCACAAAAACACCATTAAGCTGGCTTCCGGGATTGATGACAATTGCTAAGTTTGAATCAGGAGGCAACCCTAACGCCATTAACCTGTGGGATAGTAACGCAAAGGCAGGAAATCCATCCCAAGGGCTCATGCAGACAGTACCAACCACTTTTAACGCACATAAAGCGCCAGGCATGGGTAACATTAGAAATCCGATTCATAACGCTGCTGCCGCGATTGGCTACATCAAAAGCAGATACGGCTCTATTGACAATGTACCTGGTATTAAAAGCATGAGACACGGTGACCGTATGTTGGTTATGCTAACGGCGGACTTATTACCAAAGAGCAGATTGCACGTGTCGGTGAGGGAAACAAACGGGAATGGATCATTCCAGAGGAGCGTGGCATCCGCGGTCGCTATCTGTTGGCCCAAGCAGCCAAGCTCTCGGAATGGAAGTCACGGATCCTGCACAAACAGGCCAAAATGAACTATCATCTGGCCAAGTAACTGCCGCCACGACAGGCAGCCAACAAACAACAGTTAAAGCTGCAGGTGGAAAAGAAGTCGTTATTCAGTTTAATGGTGATCAGCATTTTCACAATGACCAAGACATGAACAGCCTCGTAGCGAAGATTAAACAGGCTCTTGTCGATGAGCTTGAACAGGATATCAACATTGGAACGAAGGGAGTTGTCGCGTTTGACTAGATCTGTTTATGAATTCTGGATTTCACAAGGGAAGGACAAGCTGCGGCTCCCTGTCCTTCCTGAACAAATTGATATATCCAACACTATTGAAAATGAGTCTGTAAAAGTGGCCAGTTTTGGGGAGATCACTTTTATAGATAAACCGGGAGCGAAAGAGATTTCGTTCTCTTCTTTTTTTCCAAAGAAACACAGTCCGCTTGCTGAGTATAAAGGATTTCCTTCTCCTGAAAATGCTATCGCTAAGATTGAGAAATGGGCAAAAGCGAAAAAACCGGTTCAATTTTTGATTACTGGCACGAAAATAAACTTCACCTGCAGCATTGAAGGCTTTTCTTATAGTGAGGGTCAAAAAGACATAGGTGATCGTGATTATGAAATCAAACTGAAGGAATACAAAACCGCTTCGCCGCGGAAGATCAAGCAGAAGAAAAAGACGAAGAAGAAACGGCCATCTAAATCAGCTCCTAAAACATATACGGTTAAAAAAGGCGATACACTGTGGGACCTTGCCGGCAAATTTTATGGGGACAGCACAAAATGGCGCAAGATTTGGAACGTCAATAAAAAGGCTATGATCAAACGAAGCAAACGGAATATCAGGCAACCAGGACACTGGATCTTTCCTGGTCAAAAATTAAAGATACCGCAATAAGCAGGTGATGACATGATAGAACTTTTCGTCATTAAAGAAACGGAATGGCTTGAGCTGGTAACAGAAAGTGTTTCCCTCGAAGGGCAACGGTATCAGGCGCCGCGATCGATCACGGCCAAGATCATTACGAAACAGGGAACCCATTCATATTACAGCGTATCTGAAGGGGATACAGTTTTATTTAAGTGGAAGGGCAAAGAACTGTTCCGGGGCATTGTGTTTTCTCGCAATCCGGAAGAACACGGGCTGACCTTTACGGCTTATGATATGCTGCAATATCTGGTCAAAAACAAGGATGTTTATGTTTTCTCTAATAAGCGTGCAGACGAGATCATAAAACGTCTGGCAAGAGACTTTCAGATTCCCACAACGTCTATTGCAAACACAGGTCATACAATTAAATCACTTGTGTTCAAAGACGATACGAGCCTTTATGACATGATTCTGAAAGCCTTGAAACAAACGAAAAGCCAAACCGGAAGGAATTATCAATTATATTCTGCGAAGGGAAAGCTTGGCCTTCGCGCTTGGCCTGATCCGTCAGAAGTATGGGTGCTGGAGACGGGTGTGAACATCATTGGCTATCAATACAGCACTTCAATTAATGACACGGCCACAAAAGTAAAGCTCCGCCGGCAGAAAGACAATAAAACATACACAGCCACCGCAAGTGATAGCTCAGGCATCAGTAAATATGGTGTGCTTCAGTATGTCGAAACGGTTTCTGATAACATTAACCAGGCGCAGCTTCAGGAGCGTGCGAAAGTCAAACAAGCACAGAAAAAAGGTGTTAAAAAAGAACTCAAGAGTATTCAAGCGATTGGGATTCCAGATCTTCAGAGCGGCTTGCCTGTCTATATCTCAATTCCGGAAGTCGGGGTTAAGAAAACATACTGGATCGATACAGACAAACACGAATTTAAAGGATCTACGCACACGATGACCATTGATGTTGTGGAGAAAAACTCTATTCCTGACGGTGTTTCCTCATGAGACTTAGTGAAGCGATCAAGCATTTGGCTGTCGGTGCCGTTGATTCTGAGTCGCCGGTGGATATTCTGCCGGCTGAAGTGGTTTCCGTTTCTCCTGTTGAAATTAAACTCAATGAAAATGAAAAGCTAATTATTCCGTCTGATTCGATTATTATTCCTAAACGGCTGCGCGCTGGAGGAGATGAAGAACTAAAGATGGGTGAGAATGTGATGGTTGTCTCCTTAAAAGGCGGACAATCATTTTTTATTCTCGACAAAATATAGGGGGTGCCTGAGTTGGTCCTTTCGCCAGAAATTGAATTTGATGATATTGAAGATGACAGCGAAGTCATAGAGACCTCGCAAACCTACAAAATAGATTTTGAAAATGGCCGTATCACAAATGAGATGATTACAGGCCTTGAAGCAATCAGGCAGTTTGTATATTTATCCCTTCATACTGAGCGATACGCCTATTCTGTTTTCAGCCATGACATTGGAAATGAGCTTCAAGACATCTTGGCAGATAGTGAAACCACAGACGCATATAAGAAAATGGAGATTCCGCGGCTAGTAGAGGAAGCGCTGATCTATGACGATCGTGTTTCCTCTGTATCAGATTTTGAAATAGAAAAACAAGGTGATTCGTTCCATGTTTCCTTTACAGTCGAAACGGACGAGGGAAAACTGGAGATCGAGGAGGTGCTTGGTGAAGATGTTTGAAGATCAAACTTTTGAAGAAATTATGGACCGGATGCTGAACAGAATTTCAGCGGACATTGATACAAGGGAAGGAAGCGTGATTTATAACGCGTTAGCTCCTGCAGCCGCAGAATTGGCCAAGTCTTATATTTGGCTCGATACTGTGCTGGAACTTGTCTTCTCAGACACAGCACAAGGGGAATTTTTAGATCGTCGGGCTACTGAAGCCGGCATCGAGCGAACAGCTGCCACAAAAGCAGTCCGGGCAGCGGAGTTTACTGAAGGAGTAACCATTCCAGTGGGCTCCCGCTTTTTTGTTGATAACCTGTATTTTCAATACACAGCTGACGGGACGTTGGAATGTGAAACAGCTGGAGAAGCAGGGAACGCAAACATATCCGGTCAGAATCTATTGTCATTAGACACTATACCTGGGCTTCAAAAGGCTATTGTGAAAGAGATTCTGATTCCTGGTCGTGAAGAAGAGGATGATGACAGTTTAAGAGCTAGATATTTTACCCGCGTTCGCCGGGAAGCTGTCAGTGCAAATAAAGAGCATTATAAACAGTGGGCGGAAGAAGTTGACGGAGTCGGAAAGGCAAAAATTTTTCCGCTTTGGAACGGGGATGGCACAGTCAAAATTGTTGTGACCAATGCTAACTTGGAACCTGCTTCCGATATATTGATTTCTAAGGTTAAAAACTATATTGACCCTGAACCCGGACAAGGCGAGGGACAAGCGCCAATAGGTGCCTTTGTCACGGTGGAGAGTGCGGTTTGGAAAGAGATTGAGATATCAGCAGAGGTGCTTCCTGAGGTCAATAGCTCTATTGATCAGGTGAAGAAAGAAATCGAATCAGGTGTATTAAATCTATTTAAAAAGATGGCGTTCGAAGACAATGTCATCCGCTTATCGCAGATCAATAATATTGTCTATAATTCACCCTCAGTAAGTGATTATGCAGATATCAAAATCAACGGCGTGGCTGAAAATTTAATTCTTAGTGACGTAGAAATTCCTAAGCTTGGGAAGGTGACAATCATTGAGCAAACTCGATGAAATGACCGCTTACCTGCCGCCGTTCCTTACCAAGTTAAAGGAAATGGCTGAACTTCTTCAGGCAGAAGCTCCCGAATTTGAAAAGCAAAATAACGGCATCTTTGATCTGACAGATCAGCTATTTGTCACAACAGCAACCTGGGGACTTGAACGGTGGGAAAAAATATTGAACGTGCCTCGAGAGTCCGGTGATACGTACGAAATCCGCCGGCTGCGTCTTATCTCAAAAATGTCCAATATCCCGCCGGCAACGTATAAAGCTATTGAACAGGCATTGAACCGGTTTCTAAAGAATCCATCCGCTCAGGTCCGGCTGCTTCCTGGTGAGTACCGCTATAATGTTGATATTGATATGGATGATATGCAGCATATGAGCGAGCTCATAGAGATACTGGAGAACATGAAACCGGCTCACTTGGCGTATACCTTGCGAGCTGCTTTAAATGAGACGCTCCAGATAATGGATACTGTCATTCTGAATAACAGAAGATATCGAAAGGTAAGTGAGTTGATGGTGGGTTATTCCGTCACGCTCAATAATAACGAGGTGGTTTTACCATGATTACACAAGTTTATAGAGAGCGTACAGCTGCAGATTTGAAAAATAGAATATCGAAAGTGCTGCTGAATGGAAATGAAACAAAGATTGTGGAAATAACCATTCAGGGCGCAGTTGTCACGGTACTTACTCATCGAGAAGAAGATATCAAACACATTGAGAGTGTTCAGATTCTTGATGAACAGAACAACGTGATTACGGAAAGAACAACAGATTTAGATGTAAGTAACAATAGAACGCTGGACTTTAGATTTACTTTTGAGGTGGTGTAATAAATGGCATATGAAGCAAAAACAGACTGGCTGCCGGATGATCCGATCAATGAGGATGATGTAAACCGTTGGGAGAAAGGCATCCAAGACGTGCATAAAGATTTAGCAGCACATAAAAATGACATGAACAACCCTCACAAGGTGACAAAGGAACAGCTTGATCTGGGTAATGTTGATAACGTGCAGCAGGCAGCGAAGAAAGATTTTGATCTCCACAATCAAGATAAGGAACGGCATATTACGAATGAAGAGCGAGCTAAATGGAATGGGGCGTAGCTTTCGAAAATGACGAAAGATGATGGATCCATTCTTATTAACATCGGTCAAGGCTATGACTTTCATAGTGTTGCGATAGGGCAGAAAAAGACTTTTACTTTTTACATGTCGAGTGATGCCATTAATGCACCGCCTCAAGCGGTTCGCGGTATTTACTTGTGTTCATCTTCGACGAGTGGGGAAGCAATGGCCATGGCCGCAGATGGCGGATTTTGGAGGAAATCCTTAGTTAATGGAACATGGTCAGATTGGATAAAGTACGAAACTGAAGAAGGATCAATTAAAAGATTGGCAGTTCACACTGATAATAAAGATATCCATGTTACTAAAAGTGATAAAGACAAATGGAATGGCGCACAATTATCAAAAATTACGGCAGATCATGGCGGTGTGTCAATCGCCGCGAATGAAGGAGAGGACATACTCCAAAAAATAGTTGATCAGGGCCGGACAATGGGTACTTTCTACGCCCATGGAAAAGCTGTTAATTCTCCTTCAATATTTTCAACAAGAGGGATATTTCATCTTACGGGCCTTTCTTCTGATGGGAAAGGTATGTATGGTTGGGTTTACGCTACAGATTACAAGAATAATGTCTTTACAAACTACTATGACGGCAGCACAACGAATTGGCAGGGGTGGAAGAAGCTTGAGACAGAAATAGCATCACAAGAGAAAGCTGATAAGGCTCTTTCAGATGCAAAAGCCTATGTTCAAGAAAACTTTACTAATCAAAAACTGACCGTTCTTACAGGAACAAACGCAATTCAGGATGCGAGAACAAGTGGAGAATCATATCCACTCGGCCTTACTCTTATGGATATTGGCCAAGGTAACACAACCGGATACCCTTTGCGATACGGAATTGTAAAAAACGAGAAATATAATAATTCCCGCTTCACACAATACTTTTACGGCACAGGTAATGAGTCAGGGACTTATCTTGATAGCACTGGTGTATGGGTTAGGCATTGGTGGAGCGGTTCCGGCTGGACTCCGTGGGATAAAATTTCAGGATTTGCGCATGCAAACATAGGGACGACAGGCAGACAAGCTTTGATAAGAGGAGAACTCCAGAAAATCAAATTCAACCGGATCATCAAAGACAGCCATAAATTGTTTGATACGAAAACCAACAGATTTACGGCCAGTCATTCAGGAATGTATCTGGTAGGCGCAAGTTTGTATATTGAAAACTCACTCCAATATTCAAACTTTGAGCTTTATGTTTATAAGAACGGAGCTAAATATAAATTGATGAATCGCTTCATAATTCCATCTCCAAAAGATAACAGCGATTCAATAGAGTTTCACGCGACGGTGACAGGCACAGTAACCGTTCCACTTGATGAAGGAGATTATATCGAGATTTACGTGTATGCGGGTTATTCCGGATCCAAAACCCGTTATATCATGGACAGCAATGGAGTTCTTAATTATTTCGATATTTTGGAATTAGGCGGTCGGAATTACCGAAACATTTAGGAGGAGAGCTTATGATCTTATATGATGCCATCATGTACAAGTATCCTAAGGCCGTCCCCAAAAAGGATTTTGTCTTGAGAAACGATGGGAGTGGGTCTTATATTGAAGAATGGAATTTAAGGACGCCTATTCCGACGGAAGAGGAGTTGCAGTTGTGGTGGGAAGAATCAAAAAGCACTCCACCATATGAGCCTCCTGATCAGTCGCGTTGCTTGCACAAGAATTGTCGCAAGAAAAGCTGGCCCGCAAACAGCTTGAAGAATTAAACCAAACTTTAGGAAATGCGCTGTCTGAAATAAAGCTGCAGCTGCTTTCCTTAGAAGGAGGGAATGAAGAATGAATTATTGGGTACTGGCTTTATATTATAACTGGGCTACCCCTGAAATGGTGAAGCAGGCAATCCACTATAGAGATTGCTCGCGCGAAGATTTACAGGAAGGAATAGAAAAAAATCTAATCACTGCAGAACAGTATAAAGAGATCACAGGAGAAGCCATGTAGGGCTTTTTTATTTTGCCTTAAAGGGGGTGGGTCCGATGTAACGCCCATGCTAGACCGCTAAAGACTAACAAAAGCAAGGAGGAATTTTAAAATGACGCAGTATAGTTTTCAATTTCCAACAGATGCAGCCGGTAAGCCGGGGGCAGCCAAGCCATACAGAGAAGGGAACAGAGATTTTGTGGTGCCGATGGCTGCCATTTCAGGTAATGCTGAGCTGTTGACAAATGCAGTCTTAAAAGCGACTGAAGTTTATACACAGTATGGCCAAGATCGATTAGGTCAGGTTTTAATTTCAAAAGTAAAAGGACATGCTTATTCTGATCGAGAAGGTACATTATTTATCGAAGAAAGTAACGATCAGAATACATGGACGACAGTATCTTCCTTACTGGTTAAGGCGGGGACACTTGGCGAGACTGATTGGATCCACTTAACACAACGATATTTCCGCTTCAGGTATGCAAACGGTAACCTGCAACAGTCCGATTTCTTGCTTTATCAGTCGCTTGGCGCTGGGGAAGAAGACATAAATATTAAACAAGCTGTTCCAATTAGGACAGCTGCTCCGCTCACTATGCAAATAGATAAGAGCGGCTTAACCGATGATGGGCGCTTAAAAGTTCAGACTGAAGGCTTGAATATTAGCTCATTGGACACTCAAGCAAAAACAATGGATGTTGTTTTTCATGATAAAACAGAAACAGTGGGTGAAGGTACCCCGTTCACTGTGGGATCATTTAAAACGTTGCTTATTGAGGTTTATGGGACAGCTGAGACAAGCGAATTAATATTCTGGGGTAAATCCTTATCTGGAACAAAACGAGCCTCAGAGGCAAAAAGTGGACGATGGCACGTTTGCCACTAGCACAAAAGGGAAGTCAGAAGCCTGGTCTTTTGATATTACCGGTTTTAAAGAAATCGTGATGGAACTTAAATCTTTGACGAATGGAAACTTTTCAGTAAGAGGGACGGCCGTCTCATAAAATCCGGCTGTCCTTTTATTGTGCCTCGGAGGAGGTGAAGAAGATGAAATAAAAGGGGGGTGTACTGATGTCACAACCGACGGAGGTACCGGATTTGCTCGCACTACAAAGAGAAATATCAGAGATTAAAAGTGAGAGTAAAGCGATAGAGCAGCGCGTCAATGCCCTTGAGCGTGTCTCGGATAGCAAGATCAGCAGATCATGACGCTGAATGAAAAGCTAAACAAAATAGAAGAAAATACAACATGGATCAAACGCTCCATCACAGGCGCTATCATTACAGCAGTTTGTACCGGGGTTATTGGCGGTGCAATTGCTATTTTCTATACTGTTTTGCAAAAATAAGGAGGAACACACAATATGAAAAACTACGACAAAGGCACGGTCATTCGGACGGTGCTTCTTTTAATTGCACTTATTAATCAAACTATGCTGATGTTTGGGAAATCACCTTTAGGTATCACGGAGGACCAAGTAAATCAGCTTGCTGATGCTCTTTACACAGCAGGGTCTGTGATCTTTACTATCGGCACGACACTCGCAGCATGGTTCAAAAATAACTACGTAACAACCAAAGGACACAAGCAAAAAGCAATTTTAAAACAAAACAATCTAACTAAATGAGGTTGCCTGCTGGCAGCCTTTTTAATCTGAAGATAGGAGAGGAAATATTATGGCCATAAAAGTGGTGAAAAATTTAGTTTCTCAAGAAAAATACAGTTTGAAATGTCCGAATCCCATGGTTCCGGAATATATCACTATTCACAATACGGCAAACGATGCTTCAGCGAAGAATGAAATTTCTTATATGAAGAACAACACAAGCTCAACAAGCTATCATTTTGCGGTGGATGATAAACAGGATATTCAAGGGCTTCCGTTGAATCGTAATGCATGGCACACAGGAGATGGAAAAGAAGGTCCAGGAAACCGTAAGTCTATCGGAGTAGAAATCTGCTACAGCAAGTCAGGAGGCGCTAAATACTACGCTGCTGAAAAGCTGGCGATCAAGTTTGTGGCGCAGCTGCTTAAAGAACGCGGCTGGGGTGTTGATCGAGTTCGCAAACATCAAGACTGGAACGGGAAATATTGCCTCATCGGATTTTGTCAGAGTAGATGGGATGAAGTGAAAGCCGCTATTGCTGATGAATTAAGTAAAATCGGCGGTAAAACCTCAACGTCTTCAGGTAGTTCATCCGGATCCGGAACAACATATACAGTGAAAAAAGGAGATACGCTTTCCGGAATTGCAAAAGAGCACGGGGTGAGTGTGGCAAGTCTTCAGAGCTGGAATAACATTAAAGACCCGAATAAAATTACAGTTGGCCAAAAGTTGAAACTAAAAGGATCCAGTTCATCCAGCAGCACTAAAACAAGCGGCAAAAAGACATCATACCCGCTTCCTTCCGGAATTATTAAAGTGACAAGTCCGATGACGAAAGGAACGAATGTCAGACAAGTTCAAAATGCTCTGGCTGCTCTTTATTTCTACCCGGATAAAGGAGCGAAAAATAACGGCATTGATGGCGTATACGGGCCGAAAACAGCAAATGCAGTCAAACGGTTCCAGTCAGTAAATGGTCTGACTGCTGATGGCGTTTATGGACCTAAGACAAAAGCGAAGCTTGAGTCCCTACTAAAATAAAAGAATCCCTTCTCGTTATGAGAAGGGATTTATCCGTTTATTCCTCGTATAGTTTATTAACCAACTCGGTAAATGAATCACATATATGACTCAAAGCTTTATCAGGATCTTCATATGCAATCTCGTGATCCCAGAAAACTACGGACGGATTCTCTTTATTAAGACGATAATCGAAGCAGATTTCGTTACCGAAAGGGTCACAGGCGAAAGGAACTATCCCAGGAAGCATTCTTCCATCCTGGTAATCTTCTAAGACCTCTAAAATAAAACTTGAACTATCCTCAGTTAGACCATGTAATCGATTAAAAACAGCACCTTTTGTATTTTTAAAGTCAAATATCTTTTTACTTGGGCGCGCCCCATTGTTGTTTAATATAGTTGTAACGTAGTCGCTAGGGAACTTAATATCTAATGCCTTTTCGATTTTTTTAACAGTTGTTTCCCCAATAGGTTTTTCTGCAAATCTCCACTCTGTCATATTGTCCAACTCCTATCTGTTCTTACTTCCTCCACCCCAAAGGTGTCGGCCTCCTGTATGGCCTGTTTTCCGATGCACCTTTTGGTCAACTAATTGCATCCTCCCTGGATCTTGGTGATGATGCCAAGTATAACCGTCCGGTGTTTCGCCTGCTTTTATCATCTCGATTTGAAGGTCATTGAATTGATTTCTAAGTAAAGGATCCGTTTCGATTTCTTCTTTTAATTTTAAGGTTGCATTTTTAAATTGTAAATAATCGCTTTCCTTATAAAGATTAGAATCAATCTTCGTATCAAATTTTGGTTTGAAAATTGGGAAACCGTCTTTATCATATGGAACACCAGTTTTAGGATGTTTTTCGTTTTTAAGATGACCCATTTTCAAGTTAACTGTTTTGAGGTTTCCGTATTCATCTCTGTAAGTATATGGTGCGGCTTTAGTAAACAAATCATCCTTTGATTGAACTAATCTCTTTAATAGTGGCGTATTTTTAACATTAATAGTATTTCCGGCGTCTTGTAGAATCCCTTCTAATGCAGGAGTGTATTCATTAACATAAGATTTGGCAGATGGATTACCATTTTTAATCTTTTCACTAGCTGCTTTCCCGACTTTAGCAAGATCTTTCGAGCCTGTTGAGACAGAGGACTTTCCACCTTTCAATAACATAAGACTTCCGCCCAAGTAAGTAACATAGTGCAGCCGTGTGTATGCATCTCCGTGAATCATTTTTTTATCCCAATTATCCTTCAATGTGTCAACCATGCTTTGAAAGGCAGCTTGATAGTCGTATTCCAGAACTGTATCCAGCACTTTTTGAGGATCTTTGTTTAAGTTGTCAATTGTCCAACCGATATTCCATCCGAATTGAATAGCTCCTTCACCGGTATCCTTGGCAAGATCGTATACACCAACAATCGCACCTTTAGTGCCATCACCTATGATTCGCAACACTTCTTTTCCGTTATCCATAAATGCTTTACGCTGTTCAAGAAATGAAACAAATTCAAGCTGCTCAGGGGTAAGGTTCTCATATCCGACCTTCTTGGCGATTTCTAAGTATTCATCCGGATCCGTTACTCCGTCAGCTAGCTTCTTCTTTAAATCTTTTATTTCTCGTTCTTTCGCTTCATCTTTCTTGATTTTCAAATAAGCTTCAGTTTGTTTCTCAATATCGCTTTTTTTCTTATGTATGTCACTTTCTCTATACGCTTTAGCGTTGTAGTGGATGGGTGTAGCATTCTTACCCTTGCCAGTGGATTCCTCAAGCTTCTGAAAGTCCTTCTTGATGAATTGCTCGTTTGGCTCTGACTGAGCATATTCAGAAACAAGTGCTTCGTCAACGCTGCCTACTTTATTGACTGTTTTTTTGCGTTGGTTCTCCGCATCGGCGAGTTCGTCTTTAAAGGTTTCTGTCGAGAACAAATCAAGCGGAAGAATATCGTCGATATCATGTAAGATATCTTTCATCGCTTTCTTTTGTTCAGACATAATGGCTTTTGATTTTGTGTAAGCGTTAGCTAGTTCGTGTTCTAAGAAGGATTCTTCTATGTATGCGTCAGATAAGCTGGCGTCCTCTAATGTGCCTGAAATGCTTGTCAAAAAAGCAATTTTCATATCAAGTAAGTCAATCCAATTGTCAGCTACACCTGCGTGATCTTGATAAAATGCTTTAATGTTGTCGGCGCCCTTGCCGGAAAACTCACTGTCATCTAAATCAGCTACGGCTTTAAATGCTTCTTGAGATTGATCATCTGGCCTCTTAATTCCTTGTATTCTTTTGCGCGTCTATCTGCTTCTGAAAGTAGTGATTTGGCTTCAAAAACTTTCATGATCATATCCTTTCTTGTTAAGCTTTGCGGTACAATAATCAACAAAATTTTACCATATAAAGAGAGTGAGAAGTACAAAAAAACCTTTTATCTGGAAAATGAATCCACCACAAAACTAACCGAAGAAAAAGTTTGCGGTTTTTTTGCGGTTCAAACTCTTTTTGGAAATGTTAGAATATTACATAAAAAGAAACAAAAAGGAGGGATCCTGTGAATCCGGTTTTACCTTCCTCACATGTAGGGGTTAAGATTACCGAATGGTATAAGATGATACGTCAGTTTAGTGTTCCGGATGCTGAAATTTTAAAAGCAGAAGTTGAAAGAGAAATTAAACAAATGGAAGAGGATGAGTATTTACTAATTTATTACTCACTAATGAGCTTTCGACACCAACTTATGCTCGACTACTTAGAGCCGGAAAAAAAGTATAGAACAGCACGTCCAACCATCTCAGAATTACTTGAAAAAATTGAAGCTCCCCAAAAGAAATTAACCGGTCTCCTGAAATATTACTCACTATTTTTCCGCGGTATGTATGAATTTGATCAGCAAGAATTCGTGGAAGCTATTAACTATTACCGTAAAGCTGAAAAAGAACTTTATGCTGTTACTGATGAAATCGAACAAGCTGAATTTCATTTTAAGGTGGCAGAAGCTTATTACAACATGAAACAAACTCACGTTTCCATGCATCACATTTTAAAGGCATTAGAGATTTATGATCAGAATCCGCTGTATACTGTAAGGAAAATTCAAAGCTTGTTTGTAATCGTAGGTAACTATCTCGATTTTAAACATTATGAAAAAGGGTTAAAACATCTTGAAGAAGCCCTGAAGCTTTCTAAGGAATTAGGGCACGACAGACTAATAAGTTCTGCTTTGTATAATTTAGGTGAATGTTATCATTACATGGGACAACCAAGTAAAGCTGAAGGATATTTGAAAGAAGCAGCTGAGGTTGCAGAAAGAGCAAATTTAAGGACACTTCCTCATACGCTCCATTCGTTGGCCACAGTTTTATTCAAGCAGGAAAAGTTTAATGAAGGACAGAAGGTTTTACAGCAAGGGATCGAAACAGCACAAAAATTCAATGATGAACTTTTCCTATCGATGAATCAGTTTCTGAATGCCTATATATTGAGTCTGTTGATAAACAGGGTATCCTCAATATATTGAATCATCTTAATGAAAGTCACATGTTTTCATTTACGGAACACATAACGCTGCTAACTGCAGAATATTATAGAGAAGGCGGAGAATTTGAAGAATCCAGTTTTTTCTATGATAAAATGGTTGAAGCGCAGCTTCAAATTCAGCGAGGTGACTGTTTATATGAGTATTAAAAAAGGTGTTTGTGTATTTCTCTCTGCTGTTATTGTAACTACAGGTTTATTTGCGTTTACTGCAGCTCCTGAGCAATCCGACCAGCATAATGAGGCCCATACGACTAATACTGAAATGCAGATGGCAGGAATTAGATTACAGACTTGACCGATATTAGACCCTCTCTTATATGAGAGGGTTATTCTGTTTTGACAGCTGTTAAAGAGTCAAATGCGATAAAATTGGTATCCCCTTTCAAATCCTTTACATGTAGTTTTTGATTAACTTCATTTATGTAATGAACATGTCCAATTACGTCCTCAATAAAGCCATTTCTATAAAAACTAATGGTTATAGCCGCATTGTTCTCCATTGCTTCAGAAATAACCCGCGCCATTTCTTCGAGTTGGTATTCATCAAGAACAGGCTTTTCAACTTTCTTAGTTTCAATCTTTCTATGTAATAGCTTCTCTGTGTTCGGGCAGAATAAACTTTTGTTCACAGCGTTTATCATAAATTCCTTCAGACATGTTCATCACTCCTTGAGTAAATAATACCAGAACAAACATTCGCTTCTCAACTTGAAATAGAACTAATGTTCGTATAAAATAATGGTAAAGAAGGAGGAGGAAAGCATGGAATCGATTTTAAAACGTTCATTAACTGAGAAAACAGCATTAGATATGATTTATATGAGAAATGACGGCCTTATCACAAAGAGATCAATTATTGTTCGGCAAATTAATCAGAGTTACATTCGAGCTTATTGTTTCACCAGTCGACAAACAAAGACGTTTACTATCGAAAATATCCTTGCTGTCTCTCCTGCAACATATAAAAGAGGGGTCAGGAATTATGCGTAAAATTACAGAACGACAATTTGAAACGCTCCAAGTTATCGAAAAATACATTAATGAAAAGGGGTTTGCTCCTACATATAGAGAATTAATGGATCTGTTAGGGCTAACCTCAACAAGTACAGTGAAAGGGCTGCTGGATGCTTTGAGAAGAAAAGAGTATATAACTTGGGAACAAGGTTTGCCTCGAACATTAAAAATAATGCACAGATAAATTTTAAATAAAAAAGAACACATAGACTTGAAATGCTCCTGAGTCGGTGTTCTTTTTTTATTTTACAACCATATATATAAAGAAAGAAGTGGTCGGTTTATCGGGGACATGGGGACGAACAAGATTATTCGTCCCCATTTTAAATTTGTCTAAAACATATTGACATTAATCTAAACCCTGCTATAATAATATTTGTCTTACGAAACCTTTTTAAAACTTTCTAAGTGCTCTTCCATGGTAAGGAAGAGGTCAGCGGTTCGAGCCCGCTTGGAAGCTTTATTAAATGTATTATTACCAAGGTTTCTCATAAGGAGAAAGCTTTTTTATTGCGATATGCGGAAGTAGTTCAGTGGTAGAACACCACCTTGCCAAGGTGGGGGTCGCGGGTTCGAATCCCGTCTTCCGCTCCATTTATCCCAACGGGATATTGTAAATTAAA